CTAGAGACTTAGCTGTTGGCAGAAATGCAAATGTAGTAACAAATTTGACAGTAGGAAACAGAGTACAAACAGTTAATCTTAGAATGACTGGTAGTGGACCTGCTGTTGGTAAAATATTAACAGCAGTAGATGCATTAGGAAATGTAACATGGGGGTCTGGTGGATATGCTGGTATTGCTTCTGTACCTACAGGAGAAAAAATTCTTTTCTACAAGAACACTGCAATTCTTGGATATACAATAGTAATAACATTTGATGATGATGTTGTTTATATAACAAAGGGAACTGCTGCTGGTGGTCAAGCAGGTGGTGCAGCAAAACCAGGAGGTACATGGTCACATAATCATACAGCAGGAAGTCATACACACCCTTGGAGTTTTTCAGGCAATACAGGAATAGTAGATAGTTGGAGTCCCAGAGATGAAGGTGGTGGTTCAAATACTTGTGCAAACAAAGGACATAACCACTTCTTAAATATTTCGGGTAACACAGCAGCAGCAGCAGGAAATACAGGAAATAATACTACTTGGAGACCAAAAGGACAAAATTTTACATTACAACAAAGAAACTAAGGAGAAAAAATGTTAAACAAAAAGAAAGATAAATTGTTAGGAAAGTGTCCCTTTAGAAATCACAAACCCTGTCAAAGAGACTGTGTTTTCTTTAGAGAAGGTGTAAGATTTAATGAACTCAGAGATGAAAACTATCCTTTTGTAGACTGTGCTATTAATGTAATAGCAGATAATATAGAAGCTATGCATGACAGAGCATTTATGCTTCAAAGTGAAGTTGGCCAAACAAAGAATGTAATAGCATTAAAAATACTAGCTGATCTTGGAATGCACAATCCGGTGGATGTTGCAAGAACAGCTATTAAATTAATTAAACCTTCTCTAGATGATGATAAACAAAAACAACTAGAAGAAAAAGAAAAATTGTTACTACTGGAGGAATAACATGTACAAAGACGAATTGGCAGAAGACATTCAAAAAATTCTTGATAGTTTCTTCAAACAGGAATTTGGCAACAAGCTTACAGTATTTAATATGAAAGGGCTTATGGTTGACATCAGCAATGCCATGGCAAAGAATGAGGTAGAAGAATAATATGGGAATACTTGACAGGTTTTTATCACCACCGACATTATCAGAAAACCAAATCATAGAAGCAATATCCTCTTTTGCAAGAAAGGGTGACTCTGCTGTTTCAGATGCACTCTGGAATCTAAAACAGGGTGAAGGTATAGAAGATATTGCTCTTGCTGATGCTTTTGGATCAACCTCTTTAGGTTCATTTAACCTCTTTTATAACAAATACATTAATAAAGCTTTTGCCAATGAAGTTGCTAAAGTAGAAGAATATAGAAGAATGTCAAAAATGCCTGAAGTTGCAGATGTTCTTGAGGATGCAATGAATGAAGCAACACAGGACAATGAAGAAGGCAGAATGTTAGATTTGACAATATCTGACAAGAAATTGTCAACCAATAAAAATATTGTGGACAACTTGAATAAAGAATTTGAAAGTCTCTTCTATGACAGAATTGATATAGCAGATATAATCCAAGAGTTATTTAGAACCTATTTCATTGATGGAAGAGTTTACTATGAAAGACTTATCAATAAGGATAAGCCTGGTGATGGAATTGTTGGTATTAAAAAACTTCCTACTCTTACAATGGATTATGACTATGATAAAAAAACAGGAAGAACACTTTGCTACTATCAATATCTATCTACTAGGTCAAAAATGCCTATAAGTCGAGCAGAAGCAGACAAGGATGATAAAGTCATTGTATTTGAGCCAGAACAGATAGGCATGGTAACAACAGGTATCTATGGTATTAACAGAAAGGATATAATTGGGTATCTAGACAATGCTAGAATCCCCTACAATCAATTAAATCTACTAGAGACATCCCTTGTTATATACCGTATTATTAGAGCACCTGAAAGGTTCGTTTTTAAGATTGATACAGGTAACATGCCAAAGGACAAAGCATTAAAGTTTGTCGAGAAGATCAAGACAAAATTCTACAAGAAGCAAACCTATAATCCAGAAACAGGTAGATTAACTCAAGAGCCAAATGTTATGGCAATTCTGGAAAACTTTTGGTTACCTCAATCAGCAGATGGTAGAGGATCAAGTGTTGAAACAGTAGGTGGTAATCCTGCTGGTTTTGCAGAACTTGATGATATATACTACTTTGCAAGAAAGCTGTATCGTGCTCTCAAATATCCTATGAGCAGAGTAACAGCACAACAAGAGAAACAAGAAAGCCAAATTCTATTTGGTGGAACATCTGTTGGTGAGATTTCCAGAGATGAAATAAAGTGGTCCAAGTTTCTGGAGAAACAACAGATGCAGTTCTGTAAAGAGTTTCGTGATCTATTTCTGCTTCATCTTGAATTTAAAGGACTAAAGAAAGAGTATGGTATAACTAAAAACAAGATTTCAGTTACAATGTCTTCACCATCTCATTATAGAGAGCAAATGTCTCAACAGTTCCTAGCACAAAGATTCGATAACTACAATGCTCTTTCTAATAATGAGGAAATGTCAAAGTATTATCTCATGAAGAAATACCTTAAGTGGGATGAAACAGAGATAAAAGAAAATGCTGAAGGCATCCAGAAAGACATGGAATTTGGTTTCAGAGAAAAACCACCGGAAGAAGGTGAAACAGGTGGAGGATTCGGAGGAAGGTTCTAAATGAGATTTAATAGATATCTAAATGAGCAAGCAGGTGGTCAAACAGCAGGAAAAATGGAAGTGGATAAGATCAGTCTTGAGGAAGCAAGAAAATTTGCTGAGAAAAAAGGATTAGATCTTGATAAGGAGATTCCTGACTTTGATGAAAATTTTAAAAAGGCACAGAGGATTTTTAAGATTGGGAAAACTCAAAGAAAGGATATGCCTGTTATTGATGATAAAGATATTGACAAGTTTAAAGCTAGACTAGAAAAAGGAACAATTGACATCAATAAACCACTAGCACAAGATCCTATAGTAAAGCATAATCCATTTCCTACCGGACTGTCTGGACTTGCTGCTAAAAAATGGCTAGAATTAGGATTGAGAGATGGGTCTGTAAAGGATGATATGATAGATGTTAGAATTACACAGGTTCCTATAAGTAAACTAAAACCGATTCAAAGACAGGTCTACTATGATAAATCTATGGGAGCAATTGCACAATTTGGTATTGATGCATCTAACGAATTTATTACTGAAAAATCATTCTTTGTTATTAGTGATGATAACTTTATTATTGATGGTCACCACAGATTTCTAAGTGGCTTGTTAGCTTGTACTGGTTGTAAGGTCAATGCATTAAAGATAAAATTACCTATAAGTAAGTTATTACCTATGGCAACTGCATATGGTGATGCAATAGGAAATAAGAGAAATCTCTAAAAAATGAAATAAAATTATAAATACTTTGTGAATACTAAAATTTTTTGTGGAGGTAGTTGTTATGGATGATGAAAGAGTAAAAGCTGCATTAGATGATTTTGAAAATGATAAATTTGCTGATGCAAAAGATAAACTAGCCGATGTGGTTAGAAAAAAGAGAGATGAATTTCTCAAGAAAGAACTCAATCTTCAAAAAGATATTAACCCCAAAGAAGAACCTGAAGGTGATGATGAAAAAGAAGAAGAACCTGAAGGTGATCTAGAAGGTGCAGATGATGATGAAGAAAAGAAAGCAATGAGAAAAAGAGTCTCTAAGGCACTAAAGAAAAAACAAGAAGAGGAATAAAAATGAAAAAACAATTCAAGCTTATTACAAAGATATGTTTGTTGTTGGAGTTTTCAGTAGTGCAGAGATTGAAAACAACAACAGCAGAAAATACAAAAAAGATCTGTTAGAAAGAGAAGTTGATAAGATTATGGAAAAGGTTCAGAGAGGTTCTTGTTGGGGAGAACTAGGTCACCCACCTTCCCCAGAAATCAACCCAGAAAGAATTGCTATTCTAACAGAATCTCTTGAATGGAAAAACAATGATCTTTATGGACGTTCTAAAATTCTTGATACTCCTATGGGAAACATTGCAAAGACACTTGTAAAAAGTGGCAGACTTGGCATTTCAAGTAGAGGTCTTGGAACTGTTGCTGAAGATGGATATGTTAATGAAGATTATAAATTGATCACATGGGATCTAGTAACAGATCCATCAAATAATCCATCATGGGTAAATGGTATATATGAAGCACAGACATGGGAATATCCTGACCATTGTTTCTGTCCTGATAGAAAAACTGAAGACATGGAAGAGGAAGAAATAGATAAGATCCAAGAAGACATGTTAAGAAGACAAGAATATTTCGGTAAGTGGCTTGATGAACTAAATGAACAAAAAACTCCTATGCAATGCATGGAGTGTGGAAAGAGATTCCAAAAACAATTCGGGAAAAAGACATTTGAAGTTAAATGCCCTAAGTGTGGTAGTTACGATACCGAACCAGCATAAATAAATCCCAAGAATAGAGACTTTACATTTTGAACCCCAGACAACAAATCTGGGGTTTTCTTTTTTAAAATTCATATAGAATAAATACTATATGACAGGAGCATAAGTTTGTCAACAACACATTATATAAGGAGGATATAGATTTATGGATCTAAAGAAAATTCTTGAGATGCTAGGAGTTGACAAGCTTGAAGAAGGTAAACAAGATGAAATCAAGCAGGGTCTAGAAACTGTTATTGAAGCTAAAGCTACAGAGAAAGCTGAAGAACAGCTTTCAGAACAGAAAGACCAATTGATTACAGAAATGGAAGAAAGATTTGATGATTACAAGAAAGACATTACATCAAAATTCTCCAATTTTGTAGACAGCATCTTGGAAGAAGAGCTTGTCATTCCTGACAAGGTTATGGAGTTTGCACGTAAAGGTGAACTCTATGCTGACCTAATTGAGCAATTCAAGCTAAGACTGTCCATTGATGAAGGTCTCCTTGATGCAGAAATTAAAGATCTCTTGAGAGAAGCAAAAGATGAGATCGTTAAGCATCGTGAAGAAATTGATCAGCTTATGGCAGACAAGTTGGATCTGGAAATGAAACAACAAGAACTTGAAGCTCAAATGTATCTCAGAAAGAAAAGTGATGGTCTCACTGAAGCACAGAAGATCAGAGTTCATGATCTAATGGAAGGCATCACTGATCTTGAAGAGATAGACAGAAAGTTCGACCTCATTGTTGAGTCCATTCGACTTCAAGAGCAAGATGATGAAGAAGAAGAAGACGAAGAGATGAAGAAGAAAAAGAAGAAAAAAGAGGGTGACGAAGAAGAGGAAGAGGAAGAAGAAGAAATGGAAGAAGGTCACTCTGAAGTAGACGATGATAAACAACTTCTCAATGAGGAAGAAGAAACAAAAGATTCTCCTTTCAAGGAGTATCTAGAAGTATTAAGAAGTAAGAAGTGGTAATTAATAAGGAGGGAAACTAAGTATGAACGTAAAAGAATTAGTTACAAAGTGGGAAGAAGTTCTCAATGAGGGCAAGAAGATTACTAACCCTAAAGTGTTGAAGTCTACTGCCGTTATGCTTGAGAACGAGCACAACTACTTGATGGAGTCAAGTTATACTGAAGGTTCCCTTGCAAGAAGTGGTCCTTATGCTACTTCTGGTGACTTCTATAAAATTGCAGTGCCTATGGTAAGACGTACATTTCCTGAGTTAGTAGCTCACGAAATCGTAGGTGTTCAGCCATTGACTGGTCCTGTTGGATTGGCATTTGCTTTGAGATTCAGAGCAGGTCAAACCTATGCAGGTACACCTTCACCTCCTGGTGTGGAACTAGG